GTGGGGCTTTTCCCGCACCACCTACCAAGCACTACTTGATGTAGTCCTTGACCCCGAGTACGGGGACATTACCGATACCGAAAAGGGTACGGACATTCGCATTGACTACGGCAAGAAGTCGGGTCAATCATTCCCAACGACTGACGTGCGCCCCATGCGCCGCACCTCACCCTTGGCGAAGACCGAAGAAGAAGTCAACACTCTTCTTGAAACCATCAAGGACGCAGCGGATGTGTTTGAGGTCGCTACTTACGAGGATTGCCAAAAGGTTCTGAACGATACCTTGGGCGACACCGAGACTACAACTACCTCGGAAACCACTCGTTACAATAACAGCGCCACGACCGCCACTACCGATAAGGGTATGGAAGGCGTTGCGGATATTGAGTCAGCGTTTGATGATTTGCTGTCGTAGTTGACCAGCACCCGCAGGGGGGCACGGGGTAACAGGTGCCCCTCCCTATGGACATGGAGTTTAAATGGCAAACAAAGCTGGAAACAGCCTTGTAAATGATTTGCGCAGCGAATTAAACAAGGCAGCCAAAGAGAATATTGCATACGATTTGCACGGGGACAACCCGACTGATGTAAAAACGTGGATTCCAACGGGTTCCACTCTTTTGGATTATATTATTTCTAATCGCCGAGACGGGGGCGTCCCTGTCGGCAAACTCACTACGATTGCTGGCGAGTCTGCCAGCGGCAAGAGCCTCGTCGTCACGCAAATTCTAGCGAACACCCAAAAGATGGGAGGCATCGCTGTTTATATTGATACAGAGAACGCAGCCTCTCCAGATTTTATGGAACAGTTAGGGCTTGACACCAAGAACAATTTCTTGTATGTTCAACCCGGCACTGTTGAGGAAGTCTTTGAAACGATTGAACGACTGATTGGTCGCCTCCGAGAAAAGGCTCCTGATAAGTTGGTCTGTATTGTGTGGGACAGCGTTGCCGGCACACCCGTCAAAGCAGAGGTTGAGGGCGACTACGATCCCAACAGCCGAATCGGCTTGACAGCCAAAGCACTGGCCAAAGGTATGCGAAAAGTAACGGAGACGCTCGGCAAAGAACAGATTGCTCTCGTCTTTACCAACCAGTTGAAAACCAACATCGGCGTGATGTTCGGAGACAACCGAGTTGAGCCTGGCGGTAAGGCTCTGCCCTACCATGCCTCCACTCGCATCTGGCTCACCCAACACAAGGGTAAGTCCAACGGACAAATCATTAACGAGAAGAAGCAGGTCATTGGTTTTCACACCAGCGCCAAGTCGATGAAGTCTCGCTTCGGACCATCACCAAGGAGTTGTCAGTTTGATGTACTATTCGACCTTGCTAATGACCGAGTTGGAATTGATGATGAAGGTTCCTGGCTTACTGCCATCGCTGGCACGCCTGGCTGTGTTCGCAGCGGTGCTTGGTATACAATTAATATTGACGGGGAAGATAAAAAGTTCCAAAGTAAGGACTTTCCAAAGCTTCTAGAAGATAAGAAATTCAAAGAAAGAGTTCTTGACATTTTAGAAGATGAATGTAGAATAGGGAAGAAGTAAAACTCTTCCGGAGATCCCCCATGAAAAGACTGCTTATCATTGATGGACAAAACATGTTCATCCGTAACTATGTTATGTCTCCCCAACTGGATATCAATGGAAATCCTATTGGAGGACTAACTGGTTTTATGCGCTCACTTCAAAAAGAGATAAGGCGAGCAAAGCCCGACCGGGTTGCGGTTTGTTGGGAAGGTCCTGGCGGATCACAGTCCCGGCGAGAGAAAAACAAAAACTATAAACTTGGACGCAAAGCACCTAAGCTCAACCGAGAGTATGAGTTCGCCACCCCAGAGGAAGAGCGTGAAAACAAATACGATCAGCTTTTGAGATTGACCGAGTATCTCGAACAACTCCCAATTCTTCAGATGTCTTTAGAGAACGTAGAGGCGGATGATATTATTGCGTGGCTGTGTCACTGCAACGAATATGAAGAGTGGCAAAAGGTTATTATTTCAAATGACCAAGATTTTTTACAGCTTTGTGATGACAAAACGATTCTCATTCGCCCAGGTAAAAATGAACAGGTCCTGAACAAAAACAAAGTATTAGAGCAATATAATATTCATCCCCGCAATTTTGCTTGGGCTCGGGCTATCGTGGGAGATAAGTCTGATAACTTAGAAGGGGTCAAGGGACTCGGCTTAACCACGGTCGCTAAAAGATTTTCCTTCCTTTCGGAAAATAAAGACTATGGGCTGCAAGACATTTTAACGCACGCAAAAAATAATAAAAATAAAGTCAAGGCTTTTCAAAAAGTTCTTGAAAGTGCTGAAATTATTGCCTCAAATTATGATATCATGCAGCTATATACCACTGTCATATCACCGCAAGGAGTCCGCAAGTTAAAATACGCAATTGAGAACGACGGGGTTGATCTCAATCGCACCAAAATTAGGACAATGCTCCTCAAGGATGGGATTGGCACACTGAATATTGATGAGCTTATGTTGATGCTCAACTCTCACAAGAAATAAATGAGGGCTGGCCTTCACATTTTCGTCACATGAGTTATAGTAAGGAATAAGGAATACAAATGACCGAACAACAATACGATACATTCAGTAAGTTCGGAAAATCCTTCCAAGAAAAACTAGTTAAGACCATTCTCTTCGACCGCAACTTTGCGAATCAGATGGAGGAAGTCTTAGACACCAGTTATCTAGAATTGAAATACCTTCAGGTCTTCGTCGATCTGATGTTCCAGCACAAACAGTCGTACCCGCACCCTACCTATGAAGCAATGGTTTCAGTAGTGCGGACACAGACTGAGGATTACTCAGATAGTATTATTAAACAGGTCATTGATTTCATGGCTCGCATCAAGAGCAATGCCATCGGTGATGATGACGAAGAGTACGTCAAAGAAAAGTCTCTAGACTTTTGCAAGAAGCAGAAACTAAAAGAGGCTATCCTCAAGTCGGTGGACCTTCTCCAGTCTCAGAGTTTCGACCAAATCCAAAAGGTTATCAACGAAGCGATGAACCTTGGAGCAGATAACGACCACGGCCATGACTGGCACAAGGATGTGCTTGATCGCTTTGAGTTGAAAATGCGCAACCCCACCTCCACTGCCTGGGAAGAGATTGATATGATTACCAAGGGCGGTCTCGGCAAGAGAGAACTTGGTGTCGTCGTTGCCCCCACGGGTGCAGGCAAGTCTATGGCACTTACTCATCTCGGTGCCATGGCGGTGGTCAAAGGCAAGACAGTAGTTCACTACACATTAGAACTAGCAGACACGGTTGTTGGCCAACGCTACGATTCTTGTATCACGGGAATTGATTTAAAGAACCTGATGTCTATGAAGGATTCTATCTTAGAGGTGATTGAGCATATCCCTGGGCAACTCATCATCAAAGAGTATGCAACCAAGTCAGCCTCCACCCGCACAATCTCAGGGCACCTAGAGAAACTAAAACAAAAGGGAGTCAACCCCGATATGATTATCGTGGACTACGCTGACCTTTTGAAACCAACAGCATCGGGGTTCAAGACCCAGGAGTTGCGCCACAGCCTCGGAAACATTTATGAAGAACTCCGAGCTATTGGACAAGTGTGGGACATTCCAGTATGGACAGCCTCCCAAACCAACCGCAGCGGACTGAACGCCGAGGTCATCACCATGGAATCCATCAGTGAAGCATTTAGCAAGTGCTTTGTGGCTGACTTTATCTGTTCTATCTCCCGCACGATTGAGGACAAGACCGAGAACAAAGGTCGTATGTTTGTTGCCAAAAACCGTAACGGCATTGACGGCATCGTTTACCCTATGGAAATTGATACAGCTAAGGTTCATCTCAGGGTGCTCCCACCTGATGAGTGCTCAACGATTGATGCCGTGGTGATGAAGACCAAGCAAGAACAAGACGAACACCTTCGCAAAAAGTACCAGAAGTTCAAAGAAGAGCGGAAACTAAAAGCGAAGGAAGAAAATAAAAAAAAACAAATGAATGAAAGCAAGAGCCTTAAAGATGAGTTACAAAATTTAAATCAACAACTTGAACAACGGGAGAAAGAAGCATCATGAGCGACACAGACATCTCAACAACAATTCTATCTGATATTACGGTGTATATGAAGTACGCCCGGTATCTTCCCGAGAAGAACCGCAGAGAAACGTGGGATGAACTTGTCGCTCGCAACATGGAAATGCACATGAAAAAATATCCTGAACTCAAACAAGAGATCAAGGATACCTACCAGTTTGTTTATGATAAGAAGGTCCTCCCTTCCATGCGCTCGATGCAGTTCGCAGGGAAACCCATTGAAATTTC